TCTAAGATGGCCGCGCTATTTCCCCCATCCGGGAGCGTCGGCTGTTGAGCGGCCAATGTAGTCTCGGGCAGCAATTCAAGCAAGCCGTTTGCACCGTAGCGCAACATCAAGCTTGATGCTGTCCGAATGCCGCGAAGGACTGCCGCTACACTCTGCCGTTTAGTCAGGATCAGGTTGCATTCGTAGCGGGGAACCTGGATCGTGTTCCCATTAAGATCCGTGGTGTTGATAAGAGCGCTGCAAAAAGCCGCAGATGCAGCAAAAGACTGGATATTCAATTCCATCAACGACCATCCACAGCGATACAGAATATCTAATATTACCCAAGCAGGATTATTTGAATACCCAGCTCCTTGTAAGTTTCCGGTCGCATCGTATGTATTGACTTGCAGACCTTGAATAAGTACTTCCACATTTGGCAAGGAATTGCCGCTGCTGATTCGGTTTGGAACCACGACAGCCAGAACCGCTAAGCTGCCGTATGGATCTCCGAGTGGATTGCTATTGGCATCACAAAAGTCCAGGTTAAAACTGCCTGTTCGGGAGCCTGGCGTAATAAGGCTATACCAACCAGTGTTGGTCATACCCATACCAGCGGAGGCTTGCGGGATCTCAATGTCGTTTACAACAACTTTCAAGATGCTTGTTACAGGCCCTACCCCGGCCAGAACCTCCATGTGGGTCAGGTTTCCATCATTTCTGGCGAAGATAATAGGCGATTTAAGCCATCCAGTCCCGTAAACAACAGCAGCTGAATCGTTGTACTTAGCCGAATTGCTTAGTAATGGCGATAAATGGGAACTCTTATCACCCGAAGTTCTAACGCTGATTGCTGATGGAACAAACTCAAAGCCGCCGAACCGCCTGGTTAGATTTCCCCTTGCATCTTTATCAAACATGCCGCGCTGCTCGCATTGACGCCGCGATTTATCGCAGCTTGTGAATGCTTGTCCGGAACCTAAATTGCCGATACCTCCAGGCGCATCGGGCGAATATCCACATCGGTAAAACCGTGAAAAGCTCCCATTTGCTCCTCCATCTTTGGCCTCCTGCCGCTGAGCGTAATCAGCAGGAAAGCTCCAAGGACACGAGCGCTGGATACGCACGTTAGGTATGGGAATGCGTTGTAAGCTAAGCTTGTTCAGAAAACTTACTGTAAGCGAATTCTCAGTAATTTCATCAGGATCTCCAGCAATGCCGCGAAACAGTACAGTGCTTTCGGTCGTGGTCGTTCGGCTCGCAAGATCCGCAAAGGCAAAACAAACCGTGAGTTGTGATCCTTTGAAAGCCACAGCCGCATTTAGCTCGGAGAGCGCTGAGTCGGCGTTTGCCAGCGTGATGGAAAGCTGACACACGCCATCCATTGCGTCATCAGCCGACAATTGCAGGTCGAACAAATTATGCTTCAACACCCGCGCTGAGTAAGGTTGTGCATTGAAAGTAACGCTGTGCGTACACCACCTCTCCACATCACCGGACGGCAGTATGCACTCAAATAAAAGCAGCGGAGTGTCTGTTTCTTTTTGCTGCTTCGCCTGATTGATGGTTAGCATGGTTGTCGTCCTAAGCTGTTGCTTCGATACTTGCAGTTGTGGCGTATGAATTAACGTCTTCCGCCGTGATTTGAAACTGTTCCATTGCCCAATGAGCGTTCGTGTAAACTCCGCCATTGCCCGCCGTGGGTTGATAGCGTGAGGGCGAGATCTGAGCTTCTAGCTGTACTCCAAAAATGCTTATTTGCTGTCCAGCGTTAAGACCGATCCCCACGGTTAGAGCTGACCCGCTATCATTCAAACGCCCGCTTGAAACAAACCGGGTCCATCCTGGACGTATCGTCAATTCGCTTGACTGCTGAGTATTGAGACCTCGCCGGAACACGGTAATATTGGTTTGTTCAACAGCAGTGGCGTACATAGACCAGCAGTATTGATAGTTCACCGGAACACTTACAACTTGCGCTAATTCCTGCGTGTTCTGTCCATAGTTAGTGATTGTATGGGCCGAGGTTGTTCCAAATGGATCTGCTGTATTTGTTTGAATTTGTATAGCGCTTGATTTCTGCCAGACTGCGGTGGTTAGATCGGTACTCGACGCCAGCATATTTCCAGCCGGGTCAATAAAGGTAAATGCATGCAAAGGACCCTTGCAAGCATTAAAATGCGACGCCAAAGACTGAATGTCAAGCCAAGAAAGATTGGAATACTTTAATTTCCAAACGGTTCGTCTCGCGTGGGAATCCGGCAGAACAATCATATTGCCGTCCGCAAGAACATTTTTGATCGTGCGCGTCACCAGGTTCTTACGTAGCGGATATTGCGCTAACGCGCCGCTCGTGAGCTGCGGATAAAATAAATCATCCATTGGTTTCAATTACCCACAACGTGCTGGAAGCGTTATCAACTCCGACGAAATCATTTACCAATCCCGTGGCCCCCAATCTGCAATTCGGCACGTTTTGATTGCTGATCGGATCTGGAAAATTGAACATTGAGTACTCGCCCTGCTGCGCCGTGAAAAAAGCTTCGAGCTGACTTGTCTCTGACTCGTTTAGCAGGTCAAGTTTGATCTGCCATCGCCGGTACTGCCGTCCCTGGCTGGGAAAGCGTTGGTCAGAACCGTCCAAAAAACGCGTTACTTGAATACTCTGACCGAACACAACGCTCGTTGGATATTGCGCGACAGCGCCAGAGTTGAGAATCGGAAACGTCGCCATTTAAATCTCTGCGATCACATCGTTTAAACTGCTGGAAGTGAGAAGCGCATTTTTGACGGCCTGCACGATTTCTGACTGCCTGTATAAGGGGCTTTGTGCTTGCATACTTCCGTAAATTCCTCCCGTGCCGCCACCCTGCTGACTGGCTGCGCCATGAAGCGCTGCGGAAGCGTCTGCAAAGCCAGGGCTCGCCGAAAGACCTTCGGAAGTCACATACATTGACTGCTGCTGAGGCTCGGGAAGCGTAAACCGCGTCAATGGAGTTTCGTTCTTGCTGTTGCCTCCATCAAACAAACTACTTAGGCCCGATACCAGGGAGTTAACTCCGTATTCCAGAAATCCTCCCCCTACAAGGCTTGCGAGACTGCTCGAAGTGGCTGTCTGTAACAGGTTTGTCCACTCGTTGCCAGTATGGGTTGAGCTATGTGACTTTACGCCGGTACCGGAAGTCGAGCCGAACTGAATATTTTTCGAAGTTAAAGCGCTACTCATCGAAAGTTTTCGTAAATCCGCGGCCGCGCTGATCTTTGTATTGGCATGGGCTGCTGTTTGCTTTCGAGATACTAGGTCAGTTGGCTTAGACACTTTACTCGTGCTTTGGCCACCGGTTAAATTACTGGACGTTAGTTTCTTAATTCTTGCCATTTTGTTCCTCTGCCCGCCAAGCCTCCTCCAAAATCAGGAGAGCATCTGCGGTTTTAGCATCGACCCACCAAGGAAAACCTCCTCCGAATTTCTTCCATACCTGAAAGTGCTGAAGAAAGGCCTTGCTCTGTGCCGAAATCACCGATTTTGGACACTGTAAAGACACAATGTCTTTGCGAACCCAAACAACCCTCTTATTTGTAGACTCTGCTTTATCCATCCATGCGCAATTACGCACGGCGACCAATCCGCTTGATCGACAGGTATCGCATTCCCACGCGGCTGGCGAGGAAAATTGAAAGTGGAATGCGATTAGAAGTTTTTTCTTTCTTCCTCTGAAAGCTCAAGCTCTGCTCGAACGCAAGAAACAATTTCGTCACACAGGGACTCTGGCCCTCTTTCAATCAAGAGTTCTACTGAGGCTTTCTCTCCATCGATTGCCAATCCTTCAATAGCGGCAAGACCCCATTGAAGGTATAGCCGTCTTACCAATAGGTCCGCCAGGTGCGCCTCGGCATTTTCTAACGCGTCGCCTGCCTTTAGAAACTCATACTTGGAACCAAGACTGTGAACGCGCTCTGCCATTTCAATCCGTTGAGCGAGCGAAACGCGCCGTACCGCATAACGGATATTCTTATAAACACTGCTGCTATGCCAGACAACGCTGGAATACTCCGCCTGCTTATGCAAAGGCGATGTAAATTTCGTCATCAGCGCTTCCTTGGGCAAGATTATTGTTAAAAGTCCAAATTAATCGCAGCTCTGAGTCAACATAGTCCGGCAGTTCAGGGGTAACGTTCGGCATGTAAATACCCATAAGCTGCCCTTGCTGCTGACCGAGCTGCAACATAGCCGAAATCAACGTTCGTTTCTTTGCTGCCGTGTACAGTGCGCTTGTTTCCGCATCGTCTTGCACCAGGAGACTAAATCTCGATTTCACCTGTCGCTCGCCTGGAACAACCGCTTTCGGAAAGCACGAGCCGAATTCGTATTGACGAAGATCGAGGTTATTCTTAATCTGTATCGCGGCTTCCGTTAGCGTGAAGAATCGGCTTACCGATTGCCCAAGCCAAACCTGCCCGAGATGCCCAGGAACAGCTCTATAGTCGAAGGCTCCTAAGGCCGGCTCGGCTGGATAGTTGCTGAGACCAGCGCTTCCAGACTGAAAACTGCCCTCATCAACAATATCCGCCGCAGACCCAGTGAAAATGAAATCGTGGTGATCGCCGTTTACGGAGATTTCTAAACCATCAACTGCCGCGCCGGTAACGATTCTGCTGATTGTTGAGCCTGACCCCCAGTAGTCGTAAAGAGTCACACTAGGCAAACTAGTTGACAATAAGTACGTGGAAGTAGGAGAAAGACAACTGCCGGCGGCTGGCATCTGCGAGAATGGCGCGTTAACAACAAAAGTGGAAGCATCAACAACACTCGTTATAAATCGAATTTCGCCAGCATAGGAAAGGGCGAATCCCAATGATAAGCCGTGGGAGGTCTTGGTTTGAAACTTCGTAGCCGTCATCGCGGAACCAATGACAAGCCCCATGGAGAGTTGTGGTGCCGCCCCCAAAGCTGCCTGAAACAATGAACCATAGCAGGGCTGCCCCGCTCCGTTCCAGGAAGTCAGGTATGTTCGCAATTGAAAAGCTGTTCGGCGTCTTGCATTCGTTGATGAACCGAGAAACGTGCGCGTTCCAGTCTTATCTGGCCGCCGGTTCTGCTCTGTGGTCTGTTGAGCTTGCAGACGCGTTGCAGGAAAGCGGTTGACGGAATTTACCAACGCTGCCTGCGCGTATGCTGACTCAACCGCTGCATAGAAGCGGTTTGCATTAGAGGGTATGTAATTCGGCATTTGTATGAGCTAATTACGACTTACATTCAGGTTAAAAGTGATCCGTGCCATTTGCGCAAATCCTAAACCGCCCGGTTTGGGCGATTGAATTTGGACGTCATAAGCGCCCGGAAAGAAAATTCCATCTCCCCAGTCACTGATGTTTTCCCTTAACACATTCGTGAAGGCTTCGACGTAGAAGTGAATCCATCGATCTACATCGCTGATTAAATCTCCGCTCGTCCATAAATCAGCAACCACCATCAAAGATCCCGATAACGATCTAAATTTCTCTGCTTGCGTGTTCTTGAGTCCTGAGCTGTAAATGCAAATTCGAGGATAAGTCAGTTGCATGTCTCTGTCGTTTATGTCCTGCGAAGCGGAACTCAATATAATCTGTGTGGATTCAATTGCCGGCACGTTTGTGTTACAAGAACCAGCAATTGCGGCGATTTCCTGTTGCAAAGCCGATTCGTTCGTCAGCAGGTCAGAAACTTTTTGAGTTGCAAGTATCGTTAAAGGCAGCATGAATTCTAACCTCGCTGCCATCGCCGGACACAGGCAATCATGATATCTGGCGTTTGTCCATTTCTGGGGGGGACTCCGGCAGTGGGGCCATTGCTGGGCATTTGCCAAGATAATCCAATTGTGATAGGCAGACTGTTCTGCCGTGTTAAGCCTTGTTGCAATGTGCTGACGTAAACGTTCCAGCCCACCGCCGTTGTTGGAGCTTGTACCCCCGTTTCAGCCATAGCCACTTGTACGGTCGCCGCGCCGTTAAGAAGAATTTCATTGATTGGGCTCGGTGCGCTCTCGCTGCCGAGCCGATCTACCCACGACGTTTGCGCAAAGATTGATGGCGCTTGTAAAGATCCATTTTCCGCTTGCATAACTGGAGCAGCTGGCTTTGGCAAGGGATTAAGTACAATACCAATACCGCTCGCTAAAAATGTTTCGCCAGCGGTTCTCGACTGCTGTTGATACTCTGTCCATTTCCCTTGAAAACGCGTGTTGAGCTGAACGTTGTACGCCTCTGCGTAAACTCGGGTAAGGGAGTCAAAACATAGCCAGCGAAACAGGCTGGGAGTTACAACAACTTTTGATAGGCCAATCTTGATCTGATTAAGCCATTGCGGGTCGGACTGGCCTGCTCTGAGAAGACTAAGCATCAGCTTGTCACTGATCTCATCGGTCGCAAGTTTTATTTTTGCTAGGACATCAATTCCATGGGTTGATGATACCTGCACCAGCGTGCTTTCAAACTGTAGAAGATCATCGAGTGTCACAACGTCCGAATCAGTGAATAGCGCCATCTGACCTGCTCCTACTTTTTATTGATTGTTTTAGCGGGTGTCGCCGCTTGTAAATCAGAATCGGCGATAATGGCCACTTGCACTCGGCGCGCGAATTCTGCTTTTTCCGCTGCCTTCTTAGCGGCTTCCTGCTGTTGAAAGAAGAGTTCCCGCTGCTCGCTGCTGGCCAGAACTGCCCTTTGTTCAACAATCATCTTTGCGGCAATTGAGCGTGGCACTTCACACACGGCGCCGGCTTTACCGCCATCTGATGTCTCCAGACTGATAACGACCGGATACGAATCCGTTAAGCTACTCTCAACCTCTCGCATTTTTCGAAAATATTGTTTTACGTCCACCGGGTATCTCCTTAAAAAACGGGGACTGCCCTGCAGCCCCCAATAACACTGACAATGCTTATTAGCTATTTACTTGAACGGCGAAGTTGTTTCGGAGAACGCCGCAACCGTAAAGCATGTCTACCGTAAACTGTTGCGACAGGGTGTTCGGCTGATAGCTCATCACCACTCGAATTCCGAAGTTGCCCATTTCGGCGTATTCGGCGACAGCTCCCGTGCCTGGTAACGGCTGAGGCAAACGACGCACAACCAGCCCGATCGCGTCACGCGTAAAGGCCAGATTGTGTGTGTTGGTTGTGGAGGAGCCTGTGGAGGGAACAAACTGCGACCGGAAAATGAAGAAGTCTTTCATTTTGCCGACGTTGCCTTCAACCAACGCCATCAGGCCGGCGTCGCCGGACGAGTAGTATTCACTGAAGCGCGGAATCTGACGAATTTGGGAGTAAGCATTCGAATCCACCACTAGATACTTCGGGGCGGTAGCAGGGACTTTCGCCGCGAACAATGCGGTTTCGGCCGTGTCGATTGTGCCTTCCGTGATAGGCGAACCAGCCGAGCCGACTGGCGCATTAGCGGAGAATTGCCCGTACAGGTTGAGCAAGTCGCGCTCCACTCTTTCAGCAATGGCAATTACTGCTGGCTGCATATAAGTCTTTAGCAGTTCGGGAAAGGCTAGCGCCTTGGTGACATCTGGAATTTGAAAAGTTGCTTCAGCGTGAGTATTCAGAACGATTTGAGCGTTGCCCAAACTTGGATTTTGAGGCGTGACCGTGCCACCCTCAGCGATATTGTTCGCAACCAGGACCGGCGGAATCGGCACATTAACGGTGTCGCCTGCATGCGCCAGCACTGGCTCATAGTCGCGGTTTACCAAATTGCCCATGATAAGATTTCCCATCAGAGCCGGTAATGCATCAGCGGCAACCAGCTTCACAATTGCGTTCGCCAAGTTGGCGGAAGTGATAAATGACATATTTCTCCTAATTTAGTGGCGCGGCAAGTCATACGCCTTGTCGCTGTTTTCCCTTACACCCGTTGTTAGTTCATGGATTGCGCGGCAGTTCAGTCGATTGCCGACTATGCGCTATGTAACGATTGCGAAGCCAATCGCGCTATTTCTTTCCTTACTTGTTCAAGTTCTTCTTTGCTCATCCCCGGCCTGATCGCGCTAAGTTCGATTGTCGTTGATGATGCGGTCTTTGCTGCTGCTTGCGCCCCGCTTCCGCCAGCAATCCGAGCAGGCAAAAGCTCGGGATTTTCTTGCACAAAACCAGCAAGGTATTCCTGCAATGACTTATTTTCTAAGCCTTTGCTTATCAAACGGCCATCTTCTCCTCGAACCACGTCGTCCTTCACGGCACGGAACGCAAGATCGACCTTTGCTACTCCGAGTCGCTGCAATTCAGATCGAATTTGTGAGTTGCGGTCAGCTTCTTCGGCAGACGCGCGTGCCTTTCGATTCTCTTCGACCAGCTGGTTCAGCCGTGATTCCAAAGATTCGCGGCGTTTGCGTTCATCTTGTAGCTCGGCCTTGTAGGCAGGCTCCACTTTCTGATGTTCACCGCGCACAAATTCATCTATGGCCTGCTTTACGATTTCTCTCACATCAACACCCGTAGGTGTCTGGTTCTCAATCGGCTCTTGATGTGACACTCAGCTTTTCCTCCTCTTATGCAAACTGCGCATTGATCTCATGTGTAATTTGATCTTTTGTTTCTTGTCGGGCGTCGTTCAAATACTTGGTTGCCAGCCGCTGATAGATTTGACGTTTTAGCGTTGGAGACTCAATTCCTAACTGGAGGAGGTCTCTGGCGTCTTTCAATTCCGTGGCGAAATCGCCAATGTCTACTTCATCCAGCCCTGTTACAGAGAAAGAGACATCGTCTTGACGAGCCTTGCTGATTCCAATCAGCACTTTCCGAATGCAATCTTTGACAATCGCTCCATAACCACGTAGAACTTCCTGCGTGATCGCGAAATCCATCTGCTTACTAAGCGCCGATTGCGCGTGACCGCTTACCATCTCACCTGATGCCTGTGAAAGGTAGCAAACCCGGTAAATTTCTTCCTTCAGTGAATCAAGATTAGCGGCGGCAATCTGATAAACTTTGCCGTCTGGCTCCGTCCAGCCGAATTTATCCGTCGGCCCGAGTTGTATGTAGTAGCTTTCGCCGACAATTTGGTTCCATTCACGGTCGGAGTAGATGACCGGCATTGCGAAAAGCCCCATCGTTATCGCCCATGCAAGCGCGTTTGACTTATTGAAATGCTCTAACTGGAGGTGGGCTGCTTTGTTAGTCAGCCAAAGCCCATCAGAAACCTGCATTGTTACTAAGGGAACCCGGTTTTCACGACTGTAAGCATGTGAACCGCTGTCTATTAAACAAATCACGGCCTCGCCGCTTTGTCGCTCTGATCGACGGTAAATTTGAAATCCTGTACGGTCGTAATAACGCCAGTAAGTTTCCTCCACGATTTCCGGCGAATTGACGCTTGGTTGTCGTCTTACCTTTTGGCGCAGAACAATCCATTCATATTCGCCATGTTCGTCAATGCTCCAATTAATCAGGTCTTCGGCTTGATACTGGATCAGGTAAGCTCTTGACAGGCCAACCGCGTCTTCTTCGGCTCTGTTAGTCGGAACCGCCTCGACACGCGGAAAGTCAATCAGAACATGAGTCCGGCCTGCGATGAGCGTGTCGATCAGGCACTGCCTGAAAAACGTCCCGAGCTTGGTCCCCTTACGGTCACAATCTTCCATGAATGCGGGGAAGAACTTTTGGCCGGTATCGAAGTTCCCCTCGAAGTGAACCGAAGGTTCGCGCCGGAACAGTGTCGATGCATACCAATCAACAATCGACCCTACATAGTTCTGATAAAAAGCGCGCTGCAGACGCTCACTGTAAACGTCAAGCGGCTCTTTCTGTCGCCGCAGCAGATACTCACCTGCTCGTTGCTTAAACTGCAAGCCGCCAGCATACAAATCGCGGTACATCCGAAATGTGTGTTGCTGCTTCCTGAAGTCTGGGTGTTCTCGGTCTATGTCAATCATGCAACCTTTCCGCCTGCTCCTCCACCCACAAAGCTCATCTCGCAACCACCCTGCTGCTCTGAATCAACCCTCATCTACTAATGAAACTAGAGCCAATCTGCCTTCCAGCATCCTAATTTTTGTTGGAGACTGTTGATTCCAAATGAAATACAAATTTTCCGCTTGCCGTGATCAACGTTCTCAAGCAGAGGCGAATACCAATTTGGCCAAGCTCGATAAACTGTAGTTTGCTATCAATCCTGATTCGATCTGAAATGAGTGCGCGGGAAGCTCTCGTTGCAAAACTTCGGGAATGTGGCACGGCTGGAATTATTGAAACTACGGATGCTGTTCAAGCATTTTTCAGCAGTGACTTTAACGTTTCGAGCATAGTAAGTCAGTTAAGTGAACCCGTGCTTGAAATCACCTGTAAAGTGGATTGGGTAAAGGTTCCTAATACTTTCCGCAATCATGATCCTATCTACGCTGGCCGACAGTTCTTCATTGTCTCCTCCGGCAGCGACAATCCAACCCCTTGCGGCCGCCACCGTTTGACAATAGACGCCAACGATGCGTTCGGAAGTGGAAGTCACGAAAGTACACAGCTTGCTGTTGAAGCGCTTGAAAATTTTCTGTTCCCTGGCGCTACGGTTTTAGATGTCGGATGCGGCTCGGGAATCTTATCAGCGGTAGCGCAAAAACTGGGAGCGGGCGGCGTCTTTGCTTGTGATACCCACATTGGATCTCTCCATTCCGCTCGCCGGCACTCAGCCAATTCGCATTTTTTCGCGGGCAGCGTCGACTCAGCTCGACTTTATCCATCAGGCGGCACGACACAGCACATAGAGGAGGGACTCGCGTAAGGCTCTGGTTAGTTTTACGCTGTTGTGTTTACGACCGGACACGCGAAAACCCGCTTG